CTCTCTACCATTGAGTGAGTTCGTAATTTTATAAACGAACCCGTAGTTATCTCCAATATCCTCCGACAAAAACGCACGACCCTCGTACATCCAAGGGTTCTCATAATCAACCATATAGCTTTTTAAGTTTAGCTATATTTATTTCTGAAACTCCACAGAGTCATTATAGTGATAAAGTCACATTTGTGTCAAGTTGCAATACATTTTGTTCTTTGATATAATCAAAAAGAACTTCAGCAAACTCTTCATGAGTTTCTTCAGATGCATGATTATAACTTTTTCTCTCTCCTTTGTTCACAAACTCTTTGTATGTCTTAGAGTGTTGAGCCCAATACCAGTATGTTGATTGCCATGGAGCAACACTAATCTTTTCCGATTGATCAATACTTTTACATCTACTAGATTTCCTCATGGTTTTAAATTTATAATATTCTTTTTTATTATAAGTTTCTAATTCATCAAATTTGAAAAAGTTAGATTCATTAAACTCTTTTGTCCACAAACCAGGAACAGCCATAGTTCCAGATACAATTAAAAATGGTATGGATCTTTTTTCACACTCTTTTTTTACGTGAGAACAGATATCAAAAGTTTTCATATCTAACTGTTCTATACTATTTTCTTTTAAAAAATTTAGATACAAAGATAAAAATTTCTTGTGTTTCTCGGATTGTTTCATTTCATCCGAAACTCTATCGAAGATTGAACTTTTAAAATCAATCCTACCAGGCCAAGCGTGCCATGCAACTGGAACATCATAACTATCATCCCAAAAAAATGTTCTTGCAGAATCTGTTATTCCAAAAATAACTAATGATTTTTCGCCGTTCCAATCTTTTATGAAATTATTAAATTCATTCAAAGACCAATAATTACTACCACCTGGATATGCATAATTAACACTAGAATAATTTAAACGTTCTGCAAGTTTTGCGGAAAAACATTTATGATAACACATGTCTTGACCTTCAAATTCAATTTCAGATCCTGCAAAATGACTATCACCGAAGGTTGCAACAATTCCACTCATGTCCAAATTTTAACACCATATTTTTGTTCCCACTCCATGATTTGATCTTTATCATTCAAGATGGGTTCTCCTTTAATATTTAGAGATGTGTTAAGAACCATAGGACATCCAGTTATCTTGTACCACAGTTCCAAAAATTCTCTGAACTCTGGATTATCTTCTTTGGATACGGTCTGTACCCTACTAGTTCCATCTATATGCACAATTGCTGGATATAGATCTGGTCTTCTACATTTGACAATCATTTGCATGTAAGGACTTTTCTCACAAGGCATTTCAAAATACTCACTTGCGAACTCCTCCAAGATTGCAGGAGCAAAGGGTCGGAAAGATTCTCTTTTCTTTATTTGATTGACCTTTTCTTTTACGTCTGTCCCCCTAGGGTCAGCAATCAAACTTCTATTTCCAAGAGATCTAGGACCAAATTCTGCACGTCCTCTCGCAAGACCACAAACTTTGTTTATCAATAGATCTTCAACAATACTCATGTTGTCACAATTATGTCCTAAGTTCTTCCCTAGGAATGGAGTTTTCCAATCGATATGTTTCTTATGATGTGCAAGAACTGCTCCTATAGCACTACCATCATCTCCAGGTGCAGGCATAATCCAAACCTTCTCAAAAATTTTAAGTGCGATAGGATTTGCAGCACAATTTAAAGCACAACCACCCATCAATACTAAGTTATCACTTTTTGTTAGTGCTTTTGCTTTGAGTAGAGTTCTCTCAAACATCTTCTCATAAACTTTCTGAGTCGCTGCAGCAATATCAAATAAGTCTTTTTGGGTTGTAAGATCTTCTCTCCATCTAGGACATCCCCTATGCAAATTTTCTTTTACATAAAATGGATATTTGTTTAGATCAAAAAAGTCCGAAAGCATTTCTTTGTATAATCTATCTGGGTCGCCAAATGCCGACATACCCATTAAGATATATTCTTCCTCATTTGGTTTTAATCCACACCGTTGTGTCATTGCGGAATACCAAAGACCCAAACTAGAGGGATACGATTGTGAATATACTTTTTTTAATTTTTCTTCACGACCTTTCCATATAGTACAAGTTTCAAATTCACCAATAGCATCTAGAACAACTACCGCTGCATTATTAAATTTACTTGTATAGTATCCAGCTGCTGCGTGACTCTTGTGGTGAGAAGTATAATAAACTGGTAGATTTCCTATATGTTTTTTGATATAACTGGTAATATTATTTTCCCCTCTTGGGATATTTTGTCCTGCAATTAACTGTCGATACGACTTTAACTTTGGACTTTCATACCAATATACTTCATGTGGTGTTCCCCACCACATTGCTTCATCTATTAAACTCTTACATAGATGACCGTCATTTTTTATTTTACTATATCTTTCACTAGAGCTAGCAAATACTAACTGATCCCCAACAAAAACACTTAGAGCAGCGTTATGATTATTTGCGGAGATACCCCACTTAGTCACGGTCATTTGTAGATAAACGGATCACGTTTTTTCAAAGACTTTACCTTCTTTCTAAACTTCCGTTCCTCACGCCATTTTGTAAAGTGTTCCAATAAATTACGAAACATGGTCTAGTATCCAAATAGAACTCTCTTATTTATGTGTACGATAAATATAATAAAATAGGGACATAGGGCGGAGTTTTAATGTCTAAACGTGTTATTAACATAGGAAGCGCTCCCAACGATGGCACTGGCGATCCGTTGAGAACGGGTCTAGATAAAGTCAATAAGAACTTTACAGAGATCTATGATACTCTAGGTGATGGAAATAATGTTATAAGTTATGCGAGTACTGCAGGCATTTCAACTCTTGCAGAAAATCTCACTGGAGTTCCATCCATTGAACTGTCTGGACTAACCAACACTGGTATTACAACCACACAGTCTGTAGAAACTACCGACTTGAATGTCGCAGGTGTTGTTACCGCACTTAAGTATTATGGAGATGGATCTCAACTATTAGGTGTTGTTGGAACCGAGAATGGTGTTGATACCTATGAAGATGGTATCCGAAGAGGTGTTGCAAAACAATTAAACTTTGCTGAAAATATTCGTGTATCTGCACCCGATGCACAGGGAAGAGTTGACATCTCTGTTTCTGCTGTCATTGGAAGTGGCGGCACAGGTGGTGGAGGAGGCGGCGGTGGCGGTCTCGATGGAGTAGAACTTCGCGATGATAACGTAACCTTAGGTGATGTAACTAAAATAGATTTTGGTAATTTCTTAGATGTAACTCCAATTTCTGTAGGTATTGCAACGATAAATGTAAATTTATCTTCAAAACCATATGATACAATTACTGCATCACACATTAGTAATTGGGATTCTGCATACAGTTGGGGTAATCATGCAACCAGAGGTTATCTGACTTCTTACACTGAAACAGATACTCTTGATAGAGTGGTTGGTAGAGGTAATTCTACAAGTACTCCTGTTATACTTGATAAAGTATATTATGCTAACGTTTGGTCAACTCTTGCAGGTTTACAAACCGTAGATGCAAGTGTATACCATGGCATGTTTGCACATGCACATGACACGGGTCATGGTTACTTTGCACATGCAGGTGGATGGAAACAACTAATAGATGAAAATAGTTCCATTCTAGAACTTGCAGACACTCCAAGTGGTCCCGCTGACGGTGGATGGGAAGGTAATATTCTAAGATATAGAACTGCTACTTCAGACTGGAGAAGAGAAAACCCTATTGCATTGGGTATCAATACTTCTGACATTAATAATTGGAATGCCGCATATAACTGGGGAGATCATTCTACTGCTGGTTATTTAAGTACCGACTTCACTGGTGATGTTGGTATTGCTGGAACAATGACTCTGACTGGTGAGTTGTTGATTGACGGATACGATCCCATTCTCAAACTAAGAGATGATAATGGACTGGCAGCCTTCGGAGCCGACACAAATTATGTTTATCTAGAATACGATGCAGAAGAAGGTCCTGCAGTATATTTCAGACTGAGAGCTGACACTAACACTCCTACATTTAGAATGCAATCGGAGGGTGGTAACTTCGGTTTATCAAATCCAATCATGCAGGAGATGGTAACCGTTAACGGTGGTCATCCCCAAAATACATCCAACTGGGGATATGTGGGTCTTAATTATCCTAACCCAACCGAAAGACTTCACGTTAATGGAAGTGTCAAGGTAGTTAATGGTCACTTTGATGGTAATGGTTCCCAATTAAATAGTATTCCAACTTCTGGTATTAGTGGTCTTCAGGGATACGTTGATGGAAGAATCAATGCAATCGGATTCTCTGGTGATTATAATGCACTCACAAATAGACCAACAATCCCACAAGTACTTAATGACCTTAACAACGTCAATGCTCCCACGCCTTCTGCGGGACAAGTTCTAAAATGGTCTGGTGAAGAATGGCAGGCTGCTGCAGATACTGGAGGCGGTGGAAGTGGATCTGGTATTGGTTATTCGGATCTGAGTGTAACCATCAATCCTGTTGGAGTTGCAAGTCTTAGTTACAATCAGAATATAGGAGTTTTTGTTTATACTCCACCAGATCTAAGTGGATACGCAACTACTTCTTCAATTCCTTCACTGGTGGGTTATGCAACAGAAGGTTATGTAGATAATGCAATAATTGGATTTACAACCGCTGGAGACTTAGTAGGATTCATAACTTCTGGAGCTTTAGTAGGTTACGCTACAGAAGTCTATGTAACAAACTACGTCGATACTCAGATTGGTATCAAGACTTTCTCTGGTAGTTACGTTGATCTCAGAGACAAACCAACAATTCCGACTAATAATAATCAATTAACTAATGGTGCAGGATTTGTTACTGCAGGATATGCAGTATCAACTGGTTATGTGACTGGAATCTTAACGTCATATGCACTGAATAGTGAACTAAGTGCATATGCAAAGATAAACAATCAGACTCACACCGGCATCACAACATTCTCAGATGTTATTCTTAGTAACGTAAATGCTTCTGGAATTGGATCATTTGACGCTATTGATATTGCTGATAACGTAGTAATAGATAGTGATCTTTCTTTGCAAGAAAGTACTGTTGCTGGATTAAATAGTAGTGTCAATTTAAAACTGAATGCTCAAAGTGGTGTCGTACAGGTTGTACCTGACCTTAGAGTAGATGGTAATACAAATATTTCTGGTGTTGTAACTGCAAATCAATTTGTCGGTGATGGATCTAATCTAACAGGAATAACAGCAGAAGCAAATATTAAGGTAGAAGAAGAAGGTTCAGTAGTTGGTAGTGGAATTACAGCAATCAACTTCACAGGAGCTGGTGTTACCGCATCAGTATCTGGAACTAAAGCAACAATTGCTATTACTGGAGTTGAATTTAGTGGTGCTGCAACAAGTATTACTTCAACACAAATTTCTAACTGGGACACATCATATGGTTGGGGTGACCATTCTACAGCTGGTTATGCTGCTAGTACTAACGTTCCTAACTGGGATCAAGCATATGGTTGGGGTGACCACGCAACAGTAGGTTATGTAACCACAGGAGGAGGTACATTCACTGGAATTATCACCGCTCAAGGAGGTATAGATCTTGGTGAACTTGATAGAATCAGATTTAATGATCCTAACCTTTCAATCTATGGTAGTACTGACTTAAATATTGATGCTTCTGGTAGTAAAGATATCGTCCTCAAGTCTAATGCTTCTGGTGGTAGTGCTGGAAATATTCAATTAAGAACTGTACAGGGTGGTAGAATTGATGTTACTGGTACTGGTGGTGTAGGAATCTATCACACCGACTCATCAGTAAAATTTGAAACCATCAGCGCAGGTGCCACTGTTACTGGAAATCTTTATGCAACCAGATTCTATGGCGATGGTTCCAGTTTAAGTGGTATTACCACGTCCCAAATCATAGGATACACTGGTGCTGCAAATGTTTCAGGTATTGACACTACTGGAGTATCCGAATTCACTCATATTAAAGCATCAGGTATTGTAACTGCTTCTAGATTTGAAAGCAATCAATCAGGAACACCAAGTATTGACTCTCCAAATAACTTGGCCATAAATGCAATTACTGTTGCGATCAGTACCGATCTAACTGTTGGTAACAGATTAAGTGTTGGTATTATTACCGCACAGAGTGGAAACATTTCCATTGCACACACAGCAGTATTTGAGAAGTTTGCGTACTTTGGTGCTGGAGAAAACCTAAGATTACATAATGATGGTAATAATTCTATTGTAGAAGACGTAGGTTCTGGAAGTCTGGTCGTAGGAACTAATGGACCCGCAGTCCGTATTACCAAAGGTAACAATTCTGAGAATATGGCCGTCTTTAATATAGATGGTTCTTCAGAGTTGTATCATGATGGTCTTAAGAAGTTTGAGACAACTTCACTAGGATCTAAGGTAACAGGTAACATAGAATCTACTGGTATCGCAACAGCAGTAACTTATCACACTAACGATACACTTGGTGATGGTTCTGATGTTGGATTTGCTATCAAGTATAATGTAACTGCCAATGGAGCATCATCTTACAGATTCTCTGGTCCTGGTTTGGTAAATAGTACAGACAATCCAACATTCTATTTACAGAGAGGATTCTCTTACATATTCGTAAATACCACTGGATCGGGACACCCATTCCGTATTCAATTTACTGGAACAACAACTGGTGTTGGAACTTATGTTAGTGGATCTCAAAGTGGAACTCAGATCTTCACAGTTCCATTTGATGCACCGTCTAGTTATGAGTATCAATGCACATTGCATGGTGGTATGAAAGGAACCTTTAACGTAGCGTAATATGAAAAAGTATCAGATCGCAGTTACATCAGCAGACAAGTGGGATGAAGTTTTTAATCTACTCACTAACACCTCATCGGAAAATGAAATTCCAGATAGAGAAGTGTCTTGTTATGATGATAAACTCCATAGTCCCACAAGAGGTACTTTTGAACTGACTGACGAAGAGGCAGAAACTCTAAAAGCATATAAAGATATTCGTTATGTGGAATTGGACAGTCAAGTTTACAATGATCAATTTCCTCAACCAGAACCCGATGTAAAAAGATTTGGTAAGGATGTAAGAGTTTACCGAGACTTAACTGGAAATTCACCACCTACTAATCCTGGTGTTTCCGAACTAAACAGAACTCACTGGGGTATACCCAGAACAGGAATTACAACTCTTACTGCCTTTGGTGATTGGGGAACTAATACTGGAAATCCATCTCCAACAACTGGAGACGTTGATTATAGTTTGTCTGGTAAAGGTGTTGATGTAATTATTCAAGACTCGGGAATCCTTCAAGGACATCCAGAATTTTTAGATGCAAATGGAAACTCCAGAGTAAGAGACATCATTTTAGATGGTCCTTATTACTTAGATAAAGCATATTGGGACGCTAGACCCCCACTTTTATATACAAAAGCAGATGGTCGAGTAGGACCTACAACAGAATCTGCACATATGTGGTGGGAATATAATGATACTTCTCATAGAAGTGCAATATTCGCCAGTGGCGGCGCAAATGACTTTGGAACTATATCCATACCATCTAATTATACTGTATCTAGAAATTTGGGCATTGGTTCTGATAGACAAAGTATCACTAGTAGTCATGGAACAGCATGTGCATCTCAAGTCGGGGGATTAAATTATGGACTAGCATTTGAGTGCGATTTATGGAATATAGGCGCTGTAAGTAATGGTTCTGGTTTATCAATAGCATCAGGATATGATGCTTGTAAAGTATTCCACAAGTATAAACCATACACAAATGAACATGGAATTAAAAAACCAACTGTTATGAATGGGAGTTGGGGATACCGTACATTCGTTGCAACAGATTCTTCCACCATTGATTATAGATTCGGGGGAACTGAAGGCCAAACTACTGGTAACGCTGCCAGTAATACTCTTCCAGATGCAGCAATTAATGGACTATCCGGCGCACAATTTGCAACCAGTCCTACTGGCAATGCCCAAACTACAGAAACTGCTGGCGCAGAAATGGTTGCAGAAGGAATCATTTATGTAACCTCTGCAGGAAATTATAATCAACGCATGGGTGTTGCAACAACTGATCCTCACTATCTCGATTATGTTGAAAGTAGAGACGGTTGGGATCATTATGATCTTACATTATTTGGTGGTAACAATAAACCTTTTGGATCTAGACAGTTTATTCATCCATCCAATATTGGATTCAGTAGTTCTCATCCAGATAGATTCTTCCCGAATATCTGTGTGGGAGCTATGGATGATTATGTAGATCCCTCTGATGAGTTTGAAAGAAAAGCTAGTTATTCAAATAACGGTCCTGGTGTTGATGTATGGGCACCTGCGGATGAAACATTGGCCGCAGGTGTAGAAGGTACATCACAAACAAGTTATACAAATCCACAAGACACTCGTTTCAAAGATAGATTCTTCAATGGAACAAGCGCAGCGTCTCCAGTTTGTGCAGGATTAATTGCTCTGTATATGCAATCAAATCCAGGTGCAGGTATTACAGAAGTTAAAGGATGGTTACATGATCATGGTTCCGTAATAGAACCTACATACTGTGATAATAGAAATCCAGATCCAACTCAATTAGCCTATTGGTCGGGGAATTATAATCTTAGAGATTCAGAACCAAGAATCCTTTTCAATCCATTTGCAAATTCAACCAAACCAACACTAAGTGGTATTCAGATTAGTGGTATATTAAATATAAACATGGAAAGAAACTTTAATTAATAATTAAGTGCCCTAAATAGGGCATAATGTGCATAATATCCTTCCACATGAAGAAATTTATTCCTCTTATTATGCTATTGATGACCGCAAGTGCAGCAAATGCCGGCGGACTTGTTACGAAACATGCTTCCAGTGTTCAACTGACTGTTGACGCAGCAAGAACTACTGCAACAAGAATCGGTTCGTCCTTCAGCATCTCCGGCTCAAATATTGATACTACGGACGGTTCAACTGCAAACACAGTTTCTGCTGGTACTATCACCTCTGGTGTATATTCTCCAGGAACTATTGCAGCAACTCAGGATACTCCTGGTGCAGCATTTAGTTTCAGTCAGTCTTATACACAGGCTGATGCAGTGCCCACAAGTGCTGCAACTGTAGGTGCCAATCCAAACTTCGGTTCAGTTACTTCTTACTCAGCTGGAACTGCTGGTACTCTAGCTGGTACTGTAACCAGTGCAGGTG